TTTAATGCACTGGTTTCAGGTAGTATATTTGGTGGTGTATCTGGGAATAAGATTACTGCTATTGCTGGAGAGTCTTCTACTGGAAAGACTTTTTTCTCTATCGCAGTGGTTAAGAATTTTCTTGATACTCATCCCGATGGTTACTGTCTCTACTTTGATACTGAGGCTGCTATCACTAAATCTCTTTTAGAAAGTCGGGGAATTGATACTACACGTCTTGTGGTTGTTAATGTTGTGACTGTTGAAGAGTTCCGTACAAAGGCACTTAAAGCAGTTGATTTGTATATGAAAAAACCAGAGGCAGAACGCAATCCTTGTATGTTTGTGTTAGACTCTCTGGGTATGCTTTCTACCAGCAAAGAAATTACTGATGCTTTGAATGAGAAAGAAGTTCGGGACATGACTAAATCGCAACTGATTAAAGGTGCGTTCCGTATGCTTACTCTCAAATTGGGGCAAGCAAATATTCCCATGATTGTAACTAATCATACTTATGATGTGATTGGTGCTTATGTACCAACTAAAGAAATGGGTGGTGGTAGTGGTTTGAAATATGCAGCTTCTACTATCATCTATCTAAGTAAGAAAAAAGAAAAGGATGGAACTGAAGTTATTGGAAATATTATTAAAGCAAAAACTGCTAAATCCCGTCTGAGTAAGGAAAATAAAGATGTTGAAATTCGCCTTTATTATGATGAGCGTGGTCTTGATAGATATTACGGTCTTCTTGAACTTGGTGAAATTGGCGGACTTTGGAAAAATGTAGCAGGTCGTTATGAAATTGGTGGTAAAAAACTTTATGCTAAACAGATTCTTGCAAATCCGGAAGAATATTTTACTGAAGAAGTAATGAATAGTCTGAATGATATTGCAAAACGTGAATTCTCTTATGGAACGAATTGAAACTACAATTCTCAGAAATTTAATATACAATGAAAATTACTCCCGAAAAGTTATTCCTTTCATACAACCAGATTATTTTGAGAGCAAATCCGAAAAGGTCATTTTTGAGGAGATTGTTCAATTCATTGTCAAATATGGTTCGGCAATCACCATCGAAGCACTCAATATTGAGATAGAAAATCGCACAGATTTAACTGAAGATCAGGTAAAAGAAGTCAGGGAAATTAATAAGTCTCTGAATGATTTTCCCGTTGAAAATCAATGGTTATTGGATACTACCGAAAAGTGGTGTCGTGATCGTGCTATTTACTTGGCACTTATGGAATCAATTCATATTGCTGATGGAAATAATGAAAAAAAGAATCGTGATGCGATTCCTAGTATTCTTTCGGATGCTCTCGCAGTATCTTTTGATAATAATATCGGACACGATTATCTACAAAACTATGAAGAACGATATGAGTTTTACCACAGACAAGAAGACAAGATTGAATTTGATCTTGAGTATTTTAATAAAATTACGAAAGGTGGGATCCCTAACAAAACTCTTAACATCGCTCTTGCTGGTACGGGTGTCGGCAAGTCTTTATTCATGTGCCATGTGGCTAGCTCCGTCTTGCTCCAAGGGAGGAACGTTTTGTACATTACGCTTGAAATGGCGGAAGAGCGAATTGCTGAAAGAATTGACGCAAACCTTTTAAATGTTCCAATTCAGCAATTGGTTGATCTGCCACGCCAAATGTTTGAAAATAAAGTAACAAATATAGCGAAAAAAACACAGGGAACTTTAATCATTAAAGAATATCCAACTGCTTCAGCACATGCGGGGCATTTTAGAGCACTTCTTAATGAACTATCTCTTAAGAAATCATTTAAACCTGATATTATTTTCATTGATTACCTTAATATTTGTGGTTCCTCAAGATATAAGAGTAATTTCTCAGTCAATTCTTACTCTTATGTGAAAGCAATTGCAGAAGAACTGCGTGGTCTTGCTGTAGAATTTAATGTGCCTATCGTCAGTGCTACTCAAACTACACGAAGTGGATTTGGATCTTCTGATGTGGAATTGACTGACACCTCCGAGTCTTTTGGTTTGCCTGCCACTGCTGACCTTATGTTTGCTCTGATTAGTACAGAAGAATTGGAGCAACTGGGTCAGATTATGGTTAAGCAACTGAAAAACCGCTATAATGACCCTACTATCTACAAACGTTTTATTGTAGGCATTGATCGTGCCAAAATGCGTCTTTATGATTGTGAGCAGACTGCTCAAAAGGACATACTTGACTCTGGACAAGAAGACGAGTATAATAATGATGAAGACAAAAAACCTAAAAAGTCGTTCGAAGGATTTAAATTTTAATGGAAACTGCTAAACACGTAAATTTTGATAAGTATGCTGAGTTTGTGGATGCTGTAACTTCTGATGCATCCAAAGATTTTCTTGCCCTTTCTGATCGTCTTGTTGCTCTTGATGAGAAAGGTGCAAACATTGAGCGACTCCTGACTTCTGCTGTTGGTATCAATGCCGAAGGTGGTGAGTTTATGGAGATTGTAAAAAAAATGGTGTTTCAAGGCAAACCTTATAATGAAGATAATCGTGAGCACCTGATTATCGAACTGGGTGATATTATGTGGTATGTTGCTCAAGCATGTATGGCACTTGATGTGACCCTTGATGATGTGGTTGCCCGCAATGTGCAGAAACTTCTCAAGCGTTATCCTGAGGGCGCTTTTGATGTTTATTTCTCTGAAAACCGTGCTGCTGACGACCGATGACTAAAGAAAAACAAGTAACCCTTAAAATGGATGTTCGTTCTGCTGCTGCAGTTCGTCAGGTTCTTTTTGAATCACAAAGGGGACATAGTTACGAGTTTCCTTCTGGACGAATTAATGATATTCGTTCGGTTATTCGTGATCTTGATGAAAAAATTGGATCTGCAGTTGGTGAAGAATAAATATTTTAAAAAATGTCTTTGATTGGAAAAAGAAGAGGGAGACCAACTACAAGAATTCAATTTGATTCTATTTTAAAAACTTTTTTAATTTTTTTGAAAAGGGAACTTAGAATTACATTTGATATTCCTGTAGTTTTTATTGATGATGCTGAGTTTGCAAAAAAATCTTATGCTTTTGGATTTATAAATCCTGAAGATAAAAGGATTTATGTTAGCATTATAAACAGACATCCCATAGATATTTTAAGAACTCTTTCTCATGAAGTAGTTCACTATAAACAACTTACACAAAAAAATACTATTAAATCTCATGCTGGGAGTGCAGAAGAAAATTTTGCAAACGCTAAAGCAGGTGAGATTATGAGAAAATATGGAAAACTTCATCCAGAATTATTTGACTTAATGCCAATTAGGTGATATAATTCTTTTTTTTAGGGGGGGGAATTAACTCAGTTGGTAGAGTAGCGCCTTTGCAAGGCGAATGTCAGCGGTTCGAGTCCGCTATTCTCCATATACTAAATACTTTATATTATGTGTAGAAGTATACTTATATAAAGTAATGAAACTATTCTCAAAATTTATTACAGAAGCAACCGCAGCATCTCAACAGGCAAACAGATTAGGTCTTGTTGGGGATGGGCATGGTGGATGGTATAACAGAGCTACTGGAGAATTTGAAGCAAAGACAGTAGGTGGATCTTTACAGTATTATAATAAGAGACAGAGAATACCTGGAAAAGATCCTAATCAAACTCCAAGAGAAAAGCAGATTGCTTCTCCTGGATACAATGAAGTTCCAGTAACTCCCCAGGTTCAACAAGTACCACAGGAGCAAATTCCTCAAGAGATTCCTCAAGAGCAAATTCCTCAAGAGATTCCTCAGGAACAAATCCCCCAAGAAGAGATTCCACAAGAACAAATTCCACTACCAAGCTTTATTCCTGTAGAAAAAACCAAACAGATATTGACAATTGTATTTGGTAGATTTAATCCCCCAACAGTTGCTCATCAAGAGTTGATGGATACTGCTGCACAATTTTCTATGGAGGAGGGTGGTGATTATGTAATCTTACCATCAAGAAGTTTTGATCCTAAAAAGAATCCTTTGGATCCGGATACAAAAATATTTTTTATGAGAAAAATGTTTCCAGATCATAGTGAGAGAATTGTTAATGATCCGAATCAAATTACAATTTTTGATACTTTAAAAAAAGCACATAATGATGGGTATGCGAATGTAAGGATAATTTGTGGATCTGAAAGAGCAAAGGAATTTGAAAAATTATCAAATAATTATAATGGACAATTATATGAATTTGATATTATTGAAGTTTTTCCTGTTGGAGATGTAGATCCAGATGGAAAAAAAGTAGATGCAATTTCTTCTTCAAGAATGAGACTCGCTGCAGCAGAAGGAGATTTGGTTACATTTAGAGACTTACTTCCCAGAACAATTAAGACTAAAGAAGTGATTGAATTATTTGATTTAGTTCGACAGGGGATGGGTATACAAGAAATGCAACAAGAAGGATATAATCTTTGGGAAATTGCACCAAAGTTTGATTTACAATCTTTGAGAGAAAATTATATTCATAATAATATTTTTAAAGTTGGTGATATTGTAGAAAATTTAAATACTGGTCTTTCTGGAAAAATTATTCGTAGAGGAACCAACTATTTAATTTGTGTAACTGAGGACAATATAATGTTTAAATCCTGGATTAAAGATGTTTCTGAATCATATACTGAAAAACATATGTCTAGAAAGATGAGAACTCCTGGAAAAAGAAATACTCTTATTGGTACTGACGGATATAGGAAAAATGCTATGGACGTTATGGGTGTACGTAATATAAAGAATTTCATAAATAGAAATAGAAAAAAAGTAAAGTAAAAAAGTTTTCTCATGAAAAAGCACATTGCTGAAGAATTACCTGCAAGAAAATTTCCACAGGCGTCTTTATCAAAAGGTGGTGATGATAAAGACCGTCAGGGTGGCGATAGAGGTCGTGAGGTTGGTGAAGGTGGAGAAAAAACTCCGGAAAAGAGAGTTAGACAAGCAGTTTACGATATTAAATATCGCGCAAGAAGAGAAAATATTCCTTTGAGAGCAGCATACACTCAATACATGCAAAATAGTTCTATGTCCGAACAAGAAAAATCAATGGTGAGAGAAAAACTTTTTGGTAAAGGTGGAATTGTAAAGGAAACATATTTGCAAGGTATTCCAGAATTAGCATCTTCCTCAGTTGCAAAGGCATTGTATAATGTTTTTGTTGAGAAAAAATCTGAAACTATTGATTATGACCAACTTAAAAATGAATTAGAAGAATCATCTCACAACAGTGGAGAAAGAAAATATAAAGTAAGAGTTACTGATAAAAATGGAACTTCTTATGTAAGATATGCAACTCGTGAAAAAATTAATTCTCTCAGATCAAATCCAAATATTGATTCTGTCGAGATGACTGAATATGGCGAACCTTATGAAGGAGAAGCAAAAGGCGGTAAGCAAACTGCTGCGGCAAAAGCAGGTAAAGATTATGACGGAGATGGTAAAGTAGAAAGTGGTGCTAAAGAGTATCGTGGTGCAGTTCATAATGCTATTCAACGTAAAAAAGGTGGAGTTCCTGATGGTAAAGATACCTCAAGTGTAAAGGAAGAATTTCTTGGAGAGTTAACAGACGAACGTACAATTGATGTTAAAGGTAAAAAAAAACCTAACAAAATTATCGTGCATCACAAAAATGATAATGATATGACCGAAAGTTCATATTCTAAATTTTTGGGATTGTTGAGCGAAAAGAAAATGACATCTTCTGAAAAAAAGAAGGAAAAAAAATTAAAGAAAAAATATGATGATTCTGGCATGAAGGCGAGCATGAAAAAACAGTATGGATCAAAAAAAGGTGAAAATGTTTATTTTGCTACGATTCGCAAACAGGCAATGAAAGAAGAATCTTGTGGATCTGATGATAAAACAAAAAATGATCCAAGACAAGGTGCGACTAAAAGAAGTTTGATCAGAACTAAACTTGGTTCAATGGGAATAAACAAAGCAGTTATAATGTCAGCTTCTTATGAACCAGAAGGTGAAGTAATTGATGAAAGACGGAGAGAAGATAAAGGAAAACCAAGAAAACCACGCAATCGTGCAGTTGAACTTGTAAAGTCGAAAAATAAAGAAGGAATGATGACCAGGAGTGGAAGAACTATTGCTCAGCACGAAGAAGACAGAGGTGTTTCTGAACGCGATCGTCCTAGAGAAGCAGAAGAAACAACCGCTGATAGACTTGCAGCAAGAAAGAATAGAGAAGCAGCAGCAAAAGCATCCGCTCAAAGAGCAAGAGAGGATGAAAATAGAAGACGCAGACTTAATTGAAATATAAATACAGTAGGATACTCTTCACACGGAGGACATCATGAGAGATGTATTAGTCAATGTGGTAAAACCACTGATTATCTCAGTCGCAACTCATCCAGCAGTTAAAAATCTTGTCATTGAACTTCTTGAAAAGTATGTAAATACAACTGATAATAGTATTGACAATATGATTCTTGTAACAGTTAAAGAACTTATCTTTAAACCACAAGAATGATTACTTGTTTGATAACGAATTGGGGATTCACTGTTGCTCTTGCATTTTTATTGACAATCTCTGAGTGGTTAGCAAAAACAAAAAGATTTGAAGAGAATGGAATATTAGATTTAATTAACCATTTTTTAAAAACACTTTTACATAAACATAAGGAAGACTAAAAGTAAAGGTCTTCTTTTTTTATAAATATCAGTATAAGAAAAAACTTACGGAAAAAAGAAATGGCACTTTGGGGTAAGGCAGACGGTATTTTCTCACCAGGAACAGTTACTGTCGATTATGCAAATAAAACGATTACTGGTGCTGGTACATCATTTTTAGCAGTAGGTCTAACTACTGGTGCTGTGATTACTATTGGTGCCGGTGGAACTTTTGGAAATGCAGTAATTTCTGGCATTACATCCGAAACCAAAATTTCAATTGCAACTACTCAGTATCTAAGTGGTGCTGCTATTGCTGGAATTGCGTATTCAATATCTCAAAAACCAGTTTATACTTTAGAAGATTCAAACTTTGCTACCATAACTGGAACTGGCAATTCTGCATCAACTAACAGAGTATATGGTGTTGATGAGTTTGAGCAAACTGCTGCTACTGAATCTGGATCTAATTATGCTGCTGCACACTCAGGTTGGGTAGGAGTCCATACTTACATTGATACTCACGGAAATCTTAGAGTCAAGACTGAAACTCTTGTTGCAATGTCTGGTATTAGCACTAGTGCTCTTGCAACATACTCTGCAACTGGAGATGCTGATGATGATGCAGTATATGCAGATAATTATATTACTATCAGTGCTCAACCAACTGCTCTAGTTGGTGTCGCAACAACTGCAGCTCAAACATTCTCAGTTACTGCAGCAGCAAATGATTCTGCTACACTTTCTTATCAGTGGCAGTTCTCAACTGCTGTTGGAGCAGCATATACCAATGTTACTACTGGATTGCTTGGTGGTCTTATTTACACCAACCCAACTACAGCAACTCTTGGAATTGCAGCAACAACTACAACTGCTGACAGACCTGATGGTTACTACTTTAGAGTTAACATTACCACTGCTGCTGGTGCTGCAGAGACATCTGATGCAGCAAGACTCACTTATGCATAATTGATATATGAGATTTGATGAATTGAACGAAGATAACTATTTGATATTTGCAATTAAGAATTACGATAATCCACAATCTTTAACTCAAGATGATTTCTATGAAGATTTGAAAAGATTTAATTGGATTAACAGATTATTAAAGAAGCATAAGTCATCAGGTACATTAAATATTCATCTTTTAATTAATCATTTTATAATTATATACAATGTATTTGGGGATGCTGCAACTCCTTTATTATTTTATAAAGTTGATAGTCAGTTTTGGAGCATCCTTAAAACTTTTATTGTTTATTTGGGAAGACTTCCTGAGTATCCAAAGACTGATGTTCATAATATACCTATAGATATAAATTTTCTAAAGCAATTAAATGTGATCTAATGGATAAAGTAGATAGATTAATTAAAATTATTCGTGATATTAAGGAGGAGATGGGATCTTCTGTAATTGCTAATTCTACAAATAATCCAAATGGTCCAATTAATATTGCGGGATTGCCACCCGATCAACCACCAGTTGATTTGAGAAAAGGAAGAAGAAGAAACTGGAATCCTTTTTTTAAAGATCTTGCAAAAATGCAAAGAAGAAAACCTCCACAATAATTAGGAAAATGTTTCAATCACCATCAAATGATACAAAGATAGCAATTTTAGAAGAGAGGTTATCTGTGTATGAACAGATGATGGAAAGGATTGATACAGCAATCCAAAAAATCGGAGAGACAAGTCAAAATATCAGTCAAATGCTTGCAATTCATAATGAAAAGATCGAACAATGCAATAGAACCGATAATTTAATTGTTACAATGATTGAAGATATTAAAAGGACTTCAAAGGAACAACACGAACAAATAAGTAAAGAATTGGGAGAAAGGATAGATAAGGTAGAAGAAAAAGTAGAAGGAATATCTAAATTTAGATGGCAAATAGTAGGAGGGTTGGTAGTTGTTGTTATTTTAATTGAATTTGTTCCACCCATTTTTTCTTCCTTGACACCGCAACAAGAACCGAGTAGAATAGAAAGAACGAAGTGACATCTTATTTCAATGAGTTTAATTGATTCCAAGTACGTTGGACTTGTATCTTCACGTCTTCAAAAATTTAAACAAGTAAAGAATGGTCTTTATAACTTTAGGTGCCCCTATTGTGGAGATTCACAACGTCACAAGAATAAAGCGAGAGGATATATCTACAAGTTAAAGAATGACCACAATTATAAATGTCATAATTGTGGTGTATCAAGAACATTTACAAATTTTTTAAAGGATTTAGATTCATCACTTTATGATCAATATGTGATGGAAAGATATAAAAGTGGAATTACGGGGAAAAATTCTAACACTCCGACTCCAAAATTTGAATTTGAAAAACCTGTTTTTGAAAAAAAATATAAAATAAACCTACCAACAATAACAGAACTAAATACTGAGCACCCAGCAAAATTATATTTACAAAACAGAAAAATTCCAGAAAAATTTTTAGAACAATTGTATTATTGTGAAAAATTTAAACAATGGACAAATGAACAAAAATATACTTTTGAATCAACTGACCGAGATGAACCAAGAATTATAATTCCATTAATTAATAATGGGCAAATATTTGGATTTCAAGGTCGTAGTTTAAATAAAAACTCAAAAGTCAAATACATTACAATTATCTTAGATGACCACCACCCCAAAATGTACGGTCTTGATAAAATTGATTGGAACAAAATTGTTTACATAACAGAAGGACCTTTTGATAGTATGTTTTTAGATAATGCAATTGCAATGGTTGGTGCTGATATTGATAAAATGTTTTTTATTACAAATTTTGAAACTGAGTTTGTAATGGTTTATGATAATGAAAAAAGAAATAAACAAATTGTGGATAGAATACAGAAAGCAATTGATTTGAATTTTCCTGTTGTTATTTGGCCTTCCGATATTAAAGAAAAAGACATCAATGAAATGGTGCTTACTGGACGTAACGTTATGGATGTGTTAAAATCAAGTACCTATTCTGGTTTAGAAGCAAAGACAAAACTTATTAGTTGGAAACGAGTATGAGTAACGGATTAAAAGTCAAAAAAAGAAATGGTTCTATTGAGTCTCTTGATCTTGATAAAATGCACTTGATGGTAGAAGAATCTTGCAGTAACCTTGCAGGTGTTTCTGCATCTCAGGTTGAGATGCAATCTGGAATTCAATTTTATGACGGAATCACTACTGCGGAGATTCAAGAAATTCTCATTCGTAGTGCTAGTGATCTGATTGATTTGGATCATCCAAATTATCAATATGTTGCGGCAAGATTGCTTTTGTTCTCTTTGAGGAAAAGTCTATATGGAGTGATTAATTATAATTCGCATCTTTATGACCACATTTTGACTTGTGTAAATAAGGAAATTTATGATGAACAAATTTTAGTTAAATATTCTAAAGAAGATATTGATAAAGCAAATTCTTTTATTGACCATGAAAGAGATATGCTTTTTACCTATGCGGGTCTTAGGCAAGTTATTGATAAATATCTTGTTCAAGATAGGAGTTCTGGGAAGGTTTATGAAACTCCCCAGTTCATGTACATCATGATTGCTTTGACGATCTTTGCTGAATACCCAAAGGAAACAAGACTGGAATATGTCAAAAGATACTACAACGCAATCTCAAAACACAAGATCAACATCCCAACTCCCATTATGGCAGGAGTTAGAACGCCACTTAGACAATTTGCTAGTTGCGTTCTTGTTGATTCTGATGACACCCTCGATAGCATCTTTAGTTCTGATATGGCTATCGGCAGATATGTTGCACAGAGGGCGGGAATCGGTATCAACGCAGGTCGCATCCGTGGAATCAACAGTAAAATCAGAGGTGGAGAAGTTCAGCATACAGGTGTTGTCCCATTCCTCAAAAAGTTTGAGGCAACTGTCCGATGCTGCACTCAAAATGGCATCCGTGGTGGATCAGCAACTGTCCACTTCCCAATCTGGCACCAAGAAATAGAAGATATTATTGTCCTAAAGAATAATAAAGGAACTGAAGATAACCGAGTTCGTAAACTAGATTACTCTATTCAAATCAGCAAACTTTTCTATGAACGATTCATTCAAAACGGAGAAATCACACTCTTCTCTCCACACGATGTTCCTGGTTTGTATGATGCTTTTGGCACTGATAGATTTGACGAGTTATATGTTCGTTATGAACGAGATGAATCTATTCCAAGAAAAACTATCGGAGCTCAAGAACTCATTTTGGATATTCTGAAAGAGAGGGCAGAAACTGGTCGTATCTACATTATGAATATTGACCATTGCAACTCACATTCTTCTTTTAAGGATAAAGTTGAGATGAGCAATCTTTGTGTTGCTGGTGATACTGGAATTACTATAAAAGTTACTACTAACGAAGAATATGACGGACAGCATAGTAAATTTGTAAAAATTTCAAGATCTTATCATCAGGAACTTGACATAGAAATACGACAATTACAAGATATTATTGAAGAAGGTGTTTCTTTGAATTCAATTCAAGTTCTTTCTTATAATACAGAAACTAATCAACAAGAATGGAAACCAATTACTGCCTTTGATGAAACTTCACCAAAGGCAAAGGTGATGAAAATTACTGATGAAGAAAGTGGTAAGAGTATTGTAGTTACACCAGAGCATAAAGTATTCACTAAAAATCGTGGATATGTGATGGCAAAGCACTTAACTGAAACAGATGAGTTGGTAATCAACTAGTATGATAGGAAGTGTAATTTCTTTATTTTATAAATAGTTATGAGATTACACTTCCTATAATGAAAACATA